TAGAAGACACCTTGCGGGATTCGCTTACCCAACCGCAAGGGTGGTCGCTTGATTCTATTACCGACCGTCTTTCCGACGCGTTCCCCGGCGTCGACGACGAAGCCCTCGAAACAGTCGCCCGGACGGAAACGACGTCGGTGCTTAACGAAGCCCGCGAAGTCGGGTACGAAAGCCGCGAAGACGCCGACCGCTTCCGATTCTATTGGCAAGGGTCCGAAGATTCGCGTACGACCCAACTATGCGAAGACCTAATGATAGCGACGGGGTCGGCGTCGGGGACGCCGGAAGCCTTCGACAATTACCCCGGCGAAAGCGTCGACATGAAGACGCTTGTGCGCCTTGAACGGGAAGCGTCTAACTATCACTTCCCCGACCTTCAATTCCGCCGGCACGTCCCGCACATCAATTGTCGGAAGACCTTCGTGCGCGACGCAGCCGCCGACGTCGATATAGACGTCGACGTCCCCGGTGCCAACGAATTCAACAAAGCGTCGTGTAAGTCCGACCACGACGCCGACGCCGAATCGTACGCCGACGTCGTCGGCGGGATCGGCGAATACATCAAAAGTCGGTCGTCACGGGAACGGGAAATCGAACAAGCATTAGGTGAAGACATTCGACAAGTGCTTCGCCGGGCGTTCGACGAATCCGACGGTGCGGTCGAAGGGGCGAAGCGTGCGATAGACCGACGGCTTAAAGCGTCGCCGAATTACGACCACAAAGCGAACGGGTTACTATCGAAGCCGACGTTATACCGCTACCGGAATAAATACGAAGACCGATTAGACGGCGTTCTCTAAGCGGCACGCTTTTACATATTCGATTGGAAAAATCACCCGGCGGCATACCGCCGCCGCGACCGGGAACGGGTTAGGTGTGTCGCCCTTAATTCCGTTCTCCCCACACGGTCGCTTTCACCGGCACGACGTCGGTGTCGCTTCCCTTGCGGGAATGTCAGAGGTACGCGGCAATCCACCCCCACCCCACCTTTCCACATTCCCTTTCGACGTGTACCGTTTACCCAACTACGAACGGTAAACGCAAGTATACATTAATGCCAGTAGGTGTTTTTTAACGATTGTAGGGTCGCATGAGTAAAGCACAACCCGTAAGCAAGCCGTTCGCGGGGTTCGACGACTTCGACGGTTGCGTACGGGAAAATCAGGATAAGGAAGACCCCGAAGCATTTTGCGCGTGGTTGGAAGACCATGCCAAAGACGCCCTTAGCGACCCGAACGCTGAAACGGTACTAACGGGATTAACCACCGAATTCGTGTCGTCGGTCGACCGACCGGCGCAAGATTCGGAATGGTTACTGTTCAAAGACGCCGATACACCCCGCCGGAAGGCGGCGGAAGCCGAACGCCCGTACGTGTTTCCGACCGACGGGGCACCGTGTGGTTCGTGTGTGAAAGGCGAAGACCCGTGCGAAGACGGGTGGGTAATGGTCGGCACGAAGCCGAACCCAAACGGGTCCGGCGAAGTGCCCGATTGTGTACCCGAAGACGACGTCGACGATCCGCCCAATATCGAATCGGAATTGGCCGGGCTACCCGACGACTTCGACGCCGACGAATGGCGGAATCGGTCGAAAGCCGCCGACGTCGACGTGCGGGAAGAAAACGACGACGGCGAACGGCAAATCGCATACGCGGCCGTGCTTATCCCGAACGACGTCGATAAGCAGGGTGACGTTATCCCGCCGTACGTCGTCGAACGTGCCGCACACGAATACATGGCGGAATACCGGAAAATGGATTCCGACCATGATTTAGAAGACGGCGCGGGCGTGCCCGTCGAAAGTTGGATTCTTAAAGAGGAACAGGAATTCGACTTACCCGACGGCGGCACCGTCACCTACCCCGAAGGCACATGGGTAATCGGCAAACGGTTCGTCGACGACGAATGGGAACGCGTGAAAGCCGGCGAACTGTCCGGGTTTTCCATTTACGGCGGGGCAAACGCCGTCGACGTCGGCGAATTGAAAGCCGAACTTTCGGCGACGGCAAAGGGCGTCGACGCGACGGGGTCGGAACGGAACAGCGACATGAAGAACGCATTACAAGCCGCGTATAAGTCGGACACGCCGACCGCGACCCTTGCCGACCGGGTTCAAGACGGGGTATCGAAGGCGGAAATCCCCGACGAAGACGCGGCTATGGTCGTCGACGTGCTTCGGGATACGGCGTCTATGCTTGAGGAAAGCATGGGCGACGGCGGCGGTGACGAACCGCCGGAACCCGAAGCCGACGAAAACGACGGTGACGACGAAGACGACGTCGAAGAATCGACGAAAGACCAACCCGACGACACAAACGAAAACATGACGAACGACGACACCCCCGACGACGGGGGCACGAATGACGGCGGATCGAACGACGGTGCCGACGGCGGCGACGACGTCGCCGACGGTATCGACGAACTGAAAAGCATGGTGAAAGGCGTCGACGAAAAGGTCGACGACTTCGACGACCGGCTAACGGACGTCGAAGACGAAGTCGACGCGCTTAAATCGGCCGTCGGCGACGACGTGCCGAACGACCGGATCGACGACGGCGACGTCGACGACGACGTACCGGAAAACGAGCGCATGAAGTCGGTCGCCAAGGAAGCCGCGAACGAAGCGGTCGCGGCGGTCGCGGGCGTCGACGACGCCGACGACCCCGAAGTCGTGCGGAAGGGACTTCGTGAACAGGTCGGTGCCGGTGACGCCGAATCCGGTGTCGACGCCGACCTTCCCGACGAAGACTATTCCGGTGTCGTCGACGACGCGAACGATACCGGCGTGTCGAAGTCGGAAGGCACGGGCGTCGAAGGAAACGTGCGGCTTTCGGGTGGTGGTAGCTAATGCGTGACGACTACCCGGAGACGCGAACGAAGTCGACGGCCGCCCGTGCGTCGACGTCGAAGGGCCAAACAATCAGCAAGAAGGAACAAACCGAAGCACACGAAGCCGCGTTCGGTGGCTTCATGCAAGACGTCGCCGAAAAGACCGACCTTCCGGGTGACGAAGTGTTATACGCCGACCCAATGGGATTCCAAACCGGGGGCAAGCCGGTCGACCTTCGGAAAGGAATGTACGACGAAGTGTGGGGTGCCGCGTTTTCGGCGTTCAACGAACAAATCCGGCAAGGTGCGTCGATCTGGAAGGCGTCGCAAGAAGTGTCGAAGGCTATCGGCCGGTCGTCGTTTAGCCTTCCCATCTTCGTGTCGCCCGACGTGACGATCACCGACGAACGACAAACGCCGTTCGCCGACATGGTCGCCCGCGTCGCAATTCAAGAAGAAACCTACAAGGTCGACGAACAAACCGACCACGGGGCGTCGGAACGGTTCTACGAACCGGGGACGAACGCCGGCAATAAGGAAACGTGGGCGGAAAAAGACGACACGTACGACACGCACACGTACAACGTGCTTCCGTACGGTCGCCAAACGTCCGTCACCGACTTCCTGCAACTTTCGGCCCAAACCCTTCGGTCGTCGCAAGCGATTACCGAGGAAGCCCTCATGCGGTCGCAACGGTACTACGAAGAAAACCAAGCGATTCGCGGCGACGGGTCGGCGACCAACTTCGGCGGCTTCGATACCGAAGGGTGGTCGGGGCTTCCCGACCTTGTGCGGAACGAAGGCGACCAGCTAATCGACGAAGCGGGGAACGACGCGTCGACCGCAATGGTCCGCGAAAACATCGAATTCCTTCGTCGGCGGGGGGCACAATACGACGACATTGTGACCCTTACGGATCACACGTCTTTCGGGAACCTGAAAGACGCCGTCGACGACGTGCTTCGGTACGAATCGCCGGGTGACGAACTTAACTTCGGGTTCCAAGCACTGAACATCGACGGCACGCCGGTTGTCGAAACGCACGGGTGCCCGAACACGGACAACAACCGCCTAATGGCGACGGTCGACATGTCCGAAGTCGTCATGCCCATGCTTCAAGACGCGACGCTTCACCCGCTTGCGCGAACCGCACCGGAGGAAGACGTCGCGGTCGATTCGTACGGCACGCTCGCCGTGTCGTCTACCGAACGAATCCGCTATCAGTACAACCTGAACTAGCAAAGCATGGAACTGAAAAATGCGTTCGGCGACCCCACCCACGAAGGGGGAAACGTCGAATACCACGAAGTGACGACCGACGGCGGGTCGACCACACTATCGTACGACGAAACGTACGACACCGCCCCCGTCCTAATCGTATCGGGCGAATCGGGCGACGCCGGGTGGTCGGCACGCGGCACGTCGCAAGCGACGATCACGGGCACGGGTGGCGACACCGTCTTCGTGCTTGTAATCGGCCAATAGTCGGGGAATCGCCTTCGAAGACTAAGAAAACCGACGACCCGCACCTTCGTTTTCCCGACGGGAATCACTAAGTACCCACACGACCGACCGGCGTGTATGGCGAAGGCTATCGAATCCGAATTAGTCGATACCGACGTCGTGTATGCGACGGCGAACGACGTTTTCACTCATATTCGTAACAAGCGGTATTCCGACCTACCCGACACCGCTTCCGACGTCGGTGCGAACGAACCCGGTATTTTGACGAAGGAACAAATCGTCGACCTTATCGCCCGGTTTAGCGAACGGGCCGACAAGACGACGAAACGGGCATGGCGACGCCGCCGGGTGTCCGATTACGAAGTGCGGATACAATTCGACCACGAAACGAAGCGGGGCCGACACCGCCGCCGATCCCGCCGGGCCGGGCACGGCACGATCCCCCGCGTTCGAACGCACGCGGGGCGTCGCGGCTTCGGCGACCTTCCACACAATCACGTCGTCGACGTCGAATCGGCCGTCGTGCTTAATCCCCGGTTGACGAACGACATTTCAGCCGACGAAGGGCGCGAAGACGGGTCGTATATCGTCGACGAACGCAAGGGAATCATTCGCCCCGACGTTAGCCTATTCGTGCCGACGGGAACGGGATCAATGGGCGGGTTGGACATAGAAGACGCACGGGTTCGCGTCACGTACACCTTCGGCGTCGACCCGCAGCCGTCGTCGGAACCGGATTTGTTAGCCCCGTATCAGCTATCGACGGCGGTGCCGGGCGACATTACCGACGCCGTCGCCCTAATGACGGCCGCACGGTTGATCGGGTCGGATCAATACGGGGAGTTAGTGCCGAACCAGTCGGGCGACACGCCGTCGTTATCCGAAGCCGCGTCGGATTGGCGGCAAGAAGCCAAGGAAACCCTTCGGGATTACGAACGACCGTAAGAATGGCCGACGCGAACGTAACGATCAATTTCGACACGGGGAAGTTAGACCAACTTTTCGAAAACTTAGACGTCGTCGCCAAGGTGGGGTACACGGCGGATTATGCGGGCTATGTGGAATTTCCGACGTCGTACGCCGGCACGTCGCCGCCGTTCGATCCCCTTCGAGAATGGGTCGGTCGGAAATGGGCCGATCTAGACCAAGGCTTGAAGCAAGTCCCGTTAGAAGGCGACCCCGACTTCGCCCCCAATTCCGACGAACACAAAGACGCCGTCGCGTGGGTAGTCGTCATGTCGATAGCCGACACCGGCACCGACGGCGTATTCTTCCTTCGGCGGGGGTTCGAAGCGGCGAAGCAAGCGGCAAGCCAATTCGCCGAGGCGTACGAAGGCACCGACGACATAAACGCCGCCCAGAAGATATTCGAAGACACCTTCGACTTCGCGTTTCAAACGTCGCAAGATATTGTCGCCGACGAAGCCGCCGACGAAGGGAACTTGTTACAGTCGGGTTTTGTCTTCGTAAGTCGGGCCGGTGATACTACATTCGCCGACGGGAATGTTTAACCATGTCGACGCAACCCGAAACGAACATGGCCGACGAATTGGTGTCGCTTGTCGATACCGAATGGTCGATTAACGATACCCGAACGATAATCGCCAAAAGCGACACTATCGGCAAGGGGCGGGATTTGGGGACGTACGACTACGTCGAAATGTCGATAACGAACCCGCTTGGGATCGACTACGCCGACCTATTCATGGCAAGTCAAGACATAGATAGCGTGGTTTTCATCGAACTAAAGGCGTCGACGGAAGACCGCCGCGACGCCATGTTCGACGAATTCCGGCGGATAATCGAAGAAAACCGGAAGCGGCCGGATACGCCGGGGGACCACGACCGCATGATTTTCCAAGACATATCGCCGTTAGACGACGACGCCTTCGGTGCGTACGTTCACGAAATAGCCGTCGCCTTCGAATCCCGGTCGCGTACGGTTCAAGGCTAAATCTTGTCGGACACCGTTACACTTATGTACCCCCACCCCCAATAGGTAGATATGGTGCGACACACCACCACCGACGACGTACGGTTCGAAAACGACCTTCAAGCCTTCGACGCTATCGTCGCGGGCGACGTCGCGGAAGGCGACACGGTCGAAGTCGAATACGTCGACGTGAACGGCGAACGGCAAACCGAACGCGGAACCGTCACCAACACCGAAGCCGTCGAATCGGGTACGACGCACGGCACGGAACCGCGTACGTGGGTGAACGAAAACGCATACTACCGCGTCGATTACGACGCCGACGGCAAGAACGATCACCAAGTCGCGTCGACGGTCGGGAACGGTGACGCCCCGACGCTTTACACCGCCGTTTCGGGTCGTCACGGCGACGGCGGCGACCGCCGCGAAATGGGAACGGTCGTCGGAATTACCGTCGAAGCCGACGGCGACGACCCCGACGTTTACACCGACGGCGGGCACCCGCCGGAACACGACGACACCCAACAACCCCGGTCGTCGGTCGATCCGACGCCGACCGACTGTGCGTGGTGCGGCGTAAACCGCCCCCGCGAATCAATGCGGGAAACGCACGACGGCTACCGGTGTCTGGAATGTTACCACGACCACGACCACGAACACGCCGACCCCGACTTCGACTTCAAAGACGTGCGGCACGTTTCCCCCGACCGGGAACCGAAACACCTTACGACGGCCGACGCCGAAAACGTCGCCCTATGCGGAACGCTTGTCGGCGGGCTAACCACGTCCGGCGACCCCGTCGACGACGTCGACGACGCCGTGACGCTTGGGGCGTGGGTGAACGTGTACGACGATATGTGCCCCCGGTGCCGCGACGTCTTTAACGACGCCGTGTTCGACACCTAACGCGGCTTCTTTTCCGGTAGCGAACTACTAAGTCGGTCGACCGGGTACCGACGCCTATGTCGACGACGGGAGATTACCCGCTAGTGCGACACGACGCCCAAATCGGTGTCGCCAAAGAATCCGACCACGGAACCGAAACGACGCCGCAACGACCGTTAGGTATTATCACCGATTCGGGCGATATGCCCGACCCCGAAGTCGATTGGCAAGAAGAACGCAATATCGACAATCAGGGCCGGCAATTATCGGGGAAAGAAGCGGGGAGAAACACGTACGACGGTGGGTCGTTAACCGTCTTGCCCGTCGACGAATACCCGTTCGAAATAATCTTCGGGAACGACCTATCGTCGGGGCAAATCAATGTCGAAAACGCCCCGGTTCCCCGAACCATGACGGTCGAAGCGGCGTATTATGGGCACGACACCGACGCCGACTTCGTTCGCACCTTCGCGGGGAACGCCGTCGACACGGCTACAATCGGCGTCGATAACGAAAGCCAGCTTCAAGTCGACATGGATTTCCAAGCCCAAGGCGTCACGACGGGATCGACGGCGACGTCTATTTCCGACCTTTCCGCCGGGTCGTTCATGTTTCACGACGCCGATTCGTACCTTTCGCTAAAGGGGACGGATTACGCCCGTGTCGAAGACTTCGAATGGGAACTTTCGAACAACTTAGACCCACGGTACTACATACAACCGAATTCGCCCGATGACCCGTACGAAATGCACTACGGGAACGCGGGGCACGCTATCACCGCCGACGTAACGCCGGTCGACGATTCCCTATTCCAAGACCTACTAGGTCGTGACGACGCGGGTAGTGCAAGCATTAACTTCGTGCGTGACGGCGACACGCTTGGGTTCGAATTCCGCGAAGTCGGTATCGAATCCGCTCCGTACCCGTACCCCGAGGAAGGGGCACCGACGACGACGGTGTCGCTTATCCCAAATGACGCTTGGGTGACGTGGTCGTCGGTCTAAGCGGCACGCTTTTCCCCACGTTCGGGCAAGTATCGGGCATGGCAAGCGACGACGACCCGGAACCGCCGGAAGACTTGAAAGAATACGACCCCGGATCGGCACACGACGCCTTGGTCGACGACGGGCCGACCCGCACTGTATGGATTGCCGACCACGACCGCGAAAAGCGGTGGTGGTTCGAACTATCCGAACGGGTTCCTGTTCGACGGAAGCAAAAGGTCGTCGAAGAAAACGTGACGGCGACGCCCGACGGCGTTAATATTAATTCCGATTACTACGTCGATATGCTTGAATTCCTTATCGTCGATTGGTCGGGTGCCGACGATTCCGACGCCCCGTCGATCCGCGAATTCCTAACGTCGGCGTACCGGGGAAGCGACATTGATAATCCCGTTTTCGAAGACTTGTGGGACGAAGTGCCGCCGCCGTTCGGCGACGTTTCCGACGCCGATTTAAACGTGTAAGGCGGGCCGTCCGCGGCAAGCCGGCCCGCGACGCCGCCGACGCGGTGATACAGCGAACGGTTAGCGAACAGTATTTAGCCGAAAAGGGTGTGTCACGTACCGATATACACGGCGTCGACCGGGACGTCGTCACGGTTCACGAACGACACGACGTTGCGGCGACCGTTAGACGGGCGTGTGCGGCGTGTGGTCGGCGTCGTCTTCGGCGTGCCCTATCGGTCGGGGCTATCGCCCAAACGCTTGTCGCGGCGTACACGGCGTCGTATGTCGTGGCTATGGTCGCCGCCGCCTTCGCAATCGCGGTCGTCGCCGTTCACGAAGCCCCCGACGTCGTCTTCGAACGGCCGGGCATGGAATGGTCGAAGGGGTCGATACGAAGCGACGGTATGTCGGATCGGGAAGTCGCCGAACGGCTTGCGATAGTGAACGAACGGGGCGAATACAAGCAAGAACAAATCGAAAAACAGCGGCGACGGGAACGGCGTCGGCACGGGAACAACGGAAGCACCACCGGCATGAACCGCTTGGGCTAATCGGTGACGAAGCGATAAGGGCCGGCACCGCGAACGACGCATAAGAATATGGTTCAAATCGGGGAGATTGAATACGAAGCCCGTGTCGTGGGTGCCGACGACGCCCGCGAAAAGACTGATTCCTTGCAGTCGTCGCAAGAAGACTTAGCGGATTCGACGGAACGGTCGGCGGGCACTATGAACAATTTCGCCGGAACGCTAACCACCACCGCCGACAATAGCGGGGAAGCGGGCCGGCAAGTCGGGATTTTAGACCATGATATGCGGCAATTACGGTCGACCGCAAGCGGGTTGTTAGGAATGTTTAGCGGCGGGTTCATATCCGGCGAAATATCGGGCGGCGAGGGCGGAGGTGGGGGCGGTAGTTTCTTCGAAGACTTGTTAGCGTTCGAAGCCGCGAAGCGTGTCGCGGGGAAAGCCCGAACAATCGGCGGTCGTATCGGCGGGTGGATCGTCGGCGGGATTAATGCGGCACTAAGCGGAACAGTAGTCGGCACCATTGCACGGGCGTTAAGCATTTCCCCGGCGGCACTTCTTGGGGCGACCGCGTTAGGGCTAATGATTGGGGGGCTAGTCGTCAAAGGGTTTCAAGCGGCGGGTGTTATGGAAGCGATACGGGGGCTTGGCGCAAACGTACGCGAATCGTTAGGCGGCGGTATATCCGACGCGTTACTTGCCGCGTCGTCGATTGCCTTCGGCCCCTTCGCCATATTCGGCGGGTTCGTAAACGGATTCATGCGCGACGTCTTCGACGAAGGAATTGTCGGGGGCATAAAGTCGGGACTTCAAGAAGCCGACGAAGTCTTCGACACCTTCGTCGGGGCGTGGGAACGCACGTTAGACCGGGTATTCGGCCCCGTCTTCGATTCAATTAACGAAAGTTCCGAGTCGCAATCCGACCGGGCCGCACGCACTCGACGGGAAATACAAGAAGAAAGCGACCAAACAATCATGGCTGCTCCGGGGGCACAATCCGGCGGTATGGTCGAATCGTCGGGCATGGCGGAAATACATCAAGGCGAAGCCGTCATACCCCAACCAATCGTCGAAGCCGCACAACGACCCCGACGGGATTCACGCGGCGACGACGGCACAATCATTAACGTCGAAAACATTACAATCGACATTAGTGGGAAATTCGACCCGTCGGAATTGAACCGCCGGGAAATGAAGTCGTTAGCCGACCGGCTTGTTCGGGCTATGGGCAAGAAGGCTACTAACGTCGCGGGTACACGGTAGAATATATGACGACCGACACACGCGTCGAATTACGACGGAACGACGGATCGGAAGTCTTCAAGCTAAAATCGAACCGCGTCGAAACGGAAATATCGAACGGGTTAGTGACGGATTCGATTATTTCCGGGGTGTCGCGTGCCGTCGTCGGGGGAAAGTTCGTCTTGGATTTGCGAACGTACGATATAACAATCGACATACAGGGAATGGATTCGGGCGATTACCCAAATTCGTCGACATATAGCGACGACGATTACGGCTTCCGGTGGGAACTTGAACGTGCCGCCCTTGAATGGGGGTGGACCTCCGGGAACGGCTTCGACATGTTTGCGTACGACGGGCGAACGATAAACGGTGTGATTACGAACCTTAGCGTTGACGAAGATACGGAATCGTCGAAGCCGCGAACCTATTCGGGTACCGTCGAATGGACATTCTTAGACGCATGGGTGTCATAACATGGTAACACCAATCGTCGAAATTGACGGCACCGAACCGACCAACATAATCGACGTAAAATACGAAAAACCGTCGGGTGATTCAATCGGAACCGCCGAAACAGTCGTCGCCAATAGTTCGTCGAACCGATCCTTAGCCGTATCCGGTGCCGACGTCGAAATATTCGAAGGCGGCGACAAACAGTGGTCGGGCGAAATAATTGGGAAGCCGTCGAACCAACAAATGCGAAACCTAACGCTAACAATCGAAGCGGAAACGTTAGCGGGGCAAGCCGAACACGGGAAGGTAAACCGCCCGTTTATCGAGTTGTCGCGGGCCGAAATACTCCGCCGTGCAATCAACAAAGAAATAGAAAATTACACCACAAGTCGGAAAATATCGTTTGCCGATGATACGTCGAATTGGTCGTCGGAATCGGATATATTCGAATTAACTAATGATTCTTCCGGAATCAATAACTTCGGTCGTGATACAATTTTCGTCGGAATATTAGAAGGCGAATCGGGATCGTACGAAGTCACATTCGATAATGTACCGTCGGAAGCGGCACCGGGCCGTCGAATATACGAATTCGAAACCCGAATGGTCGTAAATAACCGGGGTAACGTCTTCGACGTGTATGTCGAATTAGTCGACGGCGACGGAATCGGGTACGAATGGGAAATACCGATACGCGGAATAGCGACATGGCGAACGTATCAATTCGACGTCGAAGACGCCAAAATAACCACCGGGAACACGCCCCACACGCTAAGGTATCGTTTCGAAGTGCAAGGGACATTACCGGAACATAGGGCGGCGGCTATCGACATGGCGCGGGCGACACCGTTCACAGTGAATGATAGAAATACGGCACTAACGTACGTTATCGACGACACCGACGATCAAATCACGCGAACGGTGAACGAATCCATACTATCGTTAGCGGATTCGTTAGCGATTGAAGCGGGTGCTACCGTCTTTGCCGACGAAAACAACCGACTTATTTTCGAATCGGCCGGCGACGAAGGTGCTTTGTACGAAATACGCGACGATTCCGGCACGCAAGTCGTCGACGTCACCGTCGACCGCGACTTCGACGTCACGAATGTCGTCACCATACAAGGTCGTGACGACCTACAAGCAACGTACGAAGATACGGCATCGGTAGAATTCTATAATGAACAAGCGCCCCGATCCGAACCGATCAATGACGGGTCGCTTCGAACCCGCGAACAGCTAGCGGCACGGGCACGGGGCTATTTGAACGATAACGCATGGCAAGACTCGGCAATTACTTTTGTGCTTGCGGGGTCGGTATGGCGGAATGTTCAAGTTGGGCAATCGGTATTAATTGATTGGCCGAAAGAAGACATATCGGGAACGTTCGCAATCGACAAGACGTCACGCACCACCGAAGGATACACGACGATAGGCGTTAGCGGGCAAACACAAATAAACACCTAACCAGTTAATCACCTATGACGGAATCACAACTAACAAAGGAACAAAAACTAGTGTGGTTGGGCCTTCGCCAACCGACTAAGCAAGAATTCGACGGTCAACAGATAGCCATCGACCTACAAGAAGCCTTCGGCGGCGATTGGGACGATTTTCTATCCGCATACGAAGACGCCAATATAAGCAATTTCAACGAATTCGAACAATTCTTAATAGATAATGGAATATCGGAAAGACGCGCCCAAACAATCCGGAATAACTTCGAAAATAAGTTCGATTCTTTTTCTGAGTTCGATTCTTTCATAAAAGACACTGATTCGTATAACGAATTTAATATCGAATACACTTCGTCGAACGAATTTCGAAGCGACATAACAAATGAAGTCGGCCGATCCGCCGCCGGAATAAAGGTATACGAGTCGGCCGGGGTTGGGCGCAACGGGCAAGAAATACCGCAAGGCGGGACCGAAATATGGGGGAAAGAAGTATACATATCCGAATCAGTCGCCGACCCCGATAATGACGACCCCGGAGATAGCGACGGCGAAACCACGTTCGAATTCCAGTATTCGAATTTGACGGTGTCGGATACGGCGGTCGAAGTCGCCGAAACGCTTACCGTCGAGTGTGATATTGAGAATATATCTTCGCAAACCCGGCAAGAAACAGTACAACTATATATCGACGACATCGTACGCGACGCAAAAGCAAGCCGATTGCGAAGCGGGCAAGGGGCGACCGTATCGTTTGAAATAGACTTTACCGAATACGGGCAATATGAGGTTACAATCGGCCCGCTATCGCCAAAAACAATTACGGTAATTCACCCCAGCCTATAATAACATGACAAGTGATATAGACCGAATTGTCGCCGAAAACCGCAAGCAAATACGGAAGGTCGGTAACCGATTTATCGAAGTCGATTCGAACCGCGACCGCAACTTGTTTTTCGGGCCGACGGTAATAGTCGTCGACGTCGGCCTCGACGCGAAGGTATATAAGCGGTCGACGGGGTCACAAATCGTCTTCGGGCACCCCGACGAATCAAAGGGATTTGACCGGGGAACGTTTGGCGACGATAAAGGCGGGTGGGTCGAAGCGGGTTCCGACGTATCCGTCGACGCTGAATTTACGAAAGAAGGGCGTCGGGCCGTCGTCCGCGCCTTAGACGGGCAAGAAGGTCGCGTATTTAAGTCTAAAGCCGGGACGAATGATAGCGACCCGCAAACAAGCGACGACGCCCTAACGAACGTGTTCGCCGTCGCACGCGTGATAAACGACAAGCCGTCGTCAAACGAATTACAATCAATCGGTCGCCATGATTCCGTTTCTTGGGTCGGCGACCCGGTCGAATATGGGATCGTCGACGAATCCGACCGGCTATTGGCGCGTGTGGTGGTTAATGGAACATGGGATATAGACCCAACCGACGAAGTGCGGTTGCACGTCACGCTATCGTTCGAAGGTGACGGCGTCGGTAATTCCGTATTCACGAACGACGGCGAAACGGCGGTGCGTGACGCTATGGCCGACCTATACGCCGCCACCGGGCCGGTAGAATTCGCATTCGGGTCGGGCGACACCGACTTCGATAAGACGGATTCGTCGCTTACCGACGAACAATTTCGAAAAGATTGCGAGCGAAATATCGACCGCGACCGGATAATTACGCGAACGCATATTTTTGAGTCGGAACCATCGGGAATACAACCCGTCGACCTAAGCGAATTGGCCGTTTTCGACGGCGACGGGCGTATGCTATGGGCGACCACATTCAGCCAATTCACGAAACGGTCGAACGTCGGGTTTAATTCCGAAAGTGAGTTTCGAATATCCTAACGGTAGCCAAAGCTAAAGACCGGGCACGCCGAACCCGAACCCATGCCCGAAGTCGATACGTTCGAAGCCCCGGCGGGGAAAACGTTTCACGGCGTCTTGCTACAAGCGGTCACCGAAGCGTTCGTCGGGAATGGGATACAAAACGACGGCGACGCCGAAGTCACGGCCGACGGAAATACCGCTATGGGAATTACAGTCGCGTCGGCGACCGACCTTCGGTATGGTGGGTCGTCATATTCACCCGCGTCGAACTCGTTCACATTATCCGACGGGCCGTCGACCACGACAAACGGCGACGACGACCGCCGCGTCGACGTCGTGGCGTTTGATTCGTCGGTGCCGGGATATACTGTTATTGAAGGGTCGCCTAATCCCAAGCCCGATACGCCGTCACTAACGGCCGACCAATTGCTTTTGGCAGTTTGTTTAATAGAACACGACGTTAGCGACTTAACCGACGACAACATCTTAAATTGGCGGGCACACGCCGGGGTCGACTATCAAATAGAAACGGCGGAAGTTAGCGACTCCGCAATAACGAAGGCAAAAGTAAATGATGGAGCAATTACGACGGTAAAAATAGCCGACGGTGCGGTGACGACGGCGAAAATATCGACGAACGCGGTCGGCACAAACGAACTAGCCGACGGTTCCGTCACTAATGCCAAGATAGCAACCGACGCCGTCGACACCAACGAAATACAAACCGACGCGGTGACAGCGGCGGAAATACTATCGGGGTCAGTCGATTCCGACGAATTAGCCGACGCCGCCGTCGGAACCACACAACTAGCCAGCGGTGCTATTACCGACGCAAAAGTATCGACTTTGACGACCATAAACCGATTAAAAATCGACGACGAACGCGTCTTTTCGTCGACAAAAGCGTCGAATTATACGACGTCGGGCGACGAAGTCGTGCCCGTCGATACGTCGGGCGGTGCCGTCACAGTGACATTAGCAACCAGTGATTTAGGCACGACCGACCGTGCGAACTTTGTTATCGTCGTCGACGTCGGCGGAAGTGCCGGATCGAATAATATCACTATCGACACGGAAGGCGGCGAAGGTATCGACGGCGGGTCGTCGAAAACGATTGTTACCGACTACGGGGCAACCGTCGTCTTCGCGGACGACACCCAATGGTACACGTCCGGCGGCGGTGGAAGCGACGTGTCGATCAAAGATAGCGGCACGTCGACCGTGACGACGAGTTCGCTAAACTTCGATACGTATTTAGAAGTGGCCGACGATAATGGAACGGCAAAAATCGACTTTACTGGATCGGGTGGACCCACAGCCGCCGACGACGACGGAAACGAAGTAATATCGGACGTTGCGACATTCGATTTCATATCGGGGCTATCTGCGGCCGACGCGGGTGACGGAACTACCGCCGAAATATCCTATGATTATAAAGAATCGTTCGACGCCTCAGGTAGTGCTTCGGGCGTCGGGGACGGAAGCCAAGCGGTGTTACTTGTCGATTCGATTGGCGACGGGCAATCAGTCGAAGTATTCAAATGCGGAATGGTCGACGGGGGTTTTTCAGCTATGCCAACCGACGTCGACATGAAACTAGTCACATTGGATAATTCGGGTGGGTACAATTCCCGCAAATATCTTATACAAGGTGACGGAACAACAATACAGGACCGCGTCACGGGCGACCCGGTCACAAGTTATACAAACACGAGCGGAAGCGACCAAACGATTGCGGTTTTAGTTGATAACCGAAGCGGAAACTCAATCGACATAGGGAACGCACACGTCGAAGGGAAAACTAATACATAAACCAAGAAGATAGTAAAATCATGTACGTAACAACCCTAACCGAAACGTCGGTCGTAAGTTTGTCAGACGTCGCACAAATGTTACAACGCCGGAAGAAAACATACCGGCCCGCCGACTTCGAATCCGAAGCGTTTCTAAGCGGTAGGGAAGCACAATATTATTACCGTCGGCAAAAAACAAAGTCACGACGATAGAATGGCACGAAACGACCCTTTCGTCGTGTCGGGAACAGCCGACAACGGAAATAGTGTTACGATAGAAGGATCGACCGGCGGTACGGGTGCGGCCGAAATCGTCGAAATAGGGGGCGGCGATAGCGCGACGGTTTATAGGGAGATAGACACTAACAACGACGGAACATTCGACCAAAGCGTCCAAGTTGATAGTCTATCCGGCGAATCACACAGCCAATTAAATGAATTAATTATAAGTGCGGTCAAAAACACCCGATTGCGAATTGAAAATACCAGTGGGAACGCCGGAGTCTTTTACTATGCAGTCGGAATAGAAGTAGACGAGGCATAAATATGGGACTTAATGACGCGGGTTTCAGGGCTAACGGACTTCAATACGTAACTGACATATCCGTTCCGGACGACGCCGATTATGTTTGGCAACACAGCGAAGGGTCAGGCTTGACACTTAGTGATAGTGAGTCCACTGCTGATGGTGATATAACAAACCCCTCCTGGGCCACAACACCCTCGGGGAAAAATTACCTTGATTACTCGGCCACTAACTCGTATACCACGCTCACAGACACGAAAAGCACCCTGAATTTTCCGCTAAACACAGCCACGCTCACAATTGGGGCCTGGGTGCGAGATAATGCCAACAGCGACAAGCCCATTTTTGGGTGTGACGACACCTCAAACGGGGATGCTTGGCGACTCAATAACACCGAATTCGTAGTTTGTGGCACGAATGCCAGCTCTAATCAGACCGTATTTGGCTGCAATTGGAGTCAAAGCGACTACACGACTGGTGCGTGGCAACCTTTTGTCGGGCACGCAGACGGAACGGATGCACTCATGTATATCGGGACGAACCTTTCCCAAGTAGCGACTGACTCGGTTGACACAAGTGAACTACGAGATGATACTTTAGCGTACGATCACCAGTTCGCCCGCCACCCTTCCGATGGTGGGGTGGCGAACATCGACGTAGGGCAGTGCTTTATCTCGGAAAATTTCATAGCCAAAAACGATTTACAAAATTGGGTCGATAGAACGAAGTCGTATTACGGTTACTAAAATGGCGGAAAGCGATTTTATATTTGTCAAAGACGAATCCGTCGGGATCGGTTTGCCGACGCAAAACACATTTGCATACGGAAAAAACCAATTACTAAATGACACCGACGATTCGGATTTTGCATTCATAAAAACGAATGGGTTGGGGTCGGGTGTGACGGTCGGGGAATTATGGGTTTCGGATAGGATTTTAGAAGTCGGCAAATCGGTCGATATGCGCTGGGACGTGCAAAACAATAGCAGCGAAGGAATTGATTATACGACGGAATGGAAAGAAGACGGTTCGGTGTTTAGCACACAAACGGAAACTATTGTAGCCGGGGGCTTATACGCGTTTAGAGAAAGTAGGACAAAAAACGACGTAAGTTCTTTTAAATACCAAGCTAACGATAGTCGAATCGTTCCGGTAGCGTGGTTAAATATAATTGTAGATTCATGGGAAGCCGACCCATACACGCCCAAAATAGACGAAGCCAGCCAATTGGAATTAGTATTAAGTGGTACGTCGAATGGGGATATAGACGTCGACATAGAGTTTTTGGAATTTAACCCGACCGACTCGGAAAGTGCAAGCGGCACGGTTATCGACACTGTTTCGGGCACTATTCCAAGCGACGGCACAAACACATTCACGTCTTCCGTTACGAAAGACGAAGAAATAGACAAAGAATACGCCGCCCGAATCACCGAAGTCGAAACGGGCGTATCGGGTCGAACAATTCGATTGTTGGTCCAATGGAATGAGGCAATCGAACCGATAATCGTTAATATGGTAGAAAAATCGTTCGAAGACCCCAACGAAAGTGACGATTCTGACCCACCTACATCGGTCGCGTTTACTACAAACGACGGACCTACGTACCATTACGCATTAGCCGATGGAACCAGTTCGATAAGCACAGACGCACTAGCTTGGTCGCGCACGACGCAACGCTTTTTAATAAATATAGCTGACAGAATTTATGTCGAATGGTCGGCGAATACACTAACGTCGGAAGGCGGCGGGCCGACCGCCGAATCGAAAGTAGACCCAACACTTGGCGGCGTCGAACCGGCCGGCGTACAAGCCGAAGTCGGAACTGGAATAGAATATATTGACCCTAACTTCGGCCAAAATGTAGATAGTTATGACGTTAGCGACGAATCCGGGTATTATTATTTGGGAATAGGGTGCGAATCGTCAACGAACAACGAAGACGAAGTCGAAATGTCGGCATATGACGCTTGGGCCGAAGACGACAACGGAAACAAAGTTATAGACTTCGAACTACCGCACGAACAATTCGAATAAAACGGGCACGCGCAAAACCAAACGTTGGAAGGTAGAAATTAAACCACATTGGCACGAACGCAAAGTTAGAATGGTTACCGATCAAGTTGTCGCCGACGTGTTAGTATGGGCTGTTGTCTTCGGATTCGGTTCGATATTTTCATGGTTGGTCTTTTTAACAATACGACACTATCAGTATGGAAAACCCGCATACGAAGCCCTTGCTGGTGGTGAATTAGACGACGGGCACCTACAAAGTACCGACGAACGATTCGAAGAAATAGAAGGATCGCATACCGACCTACGAATCCGGGTACGAAGCGTCGAAGACAAGGTCGACCGCGTCGACGACAAGACCGACCGTAATTATGAACTTTTGAAAAAAGTGGCGGATAAAGCCGACGTCGACGGATTGCTATTTGGCGGTACTAATTCTACAAAGAAGGGCGAAGACGACTAAATCGAAGACGTCGGGCGTTTCACCCATTCCGCGAACGGGATTCCAGTACATTGATCGACGTCGATCCCGCCGTCACGCATTTTCGTGAACGAATACCCCTTGTTGGTCGAATGAAGGTCGTCGATAGGAACCACATAATCGCCGCCTAGATCGTCGTGACGCGAATCCTTGTCGATATGTACGAACACAAGGGCCGTCGACACGGTCGCTTGTGCGTACCGTTCAAGGGCCGAAATTTCGTCGTTATCGAAGCTAACGCGTTCCGCCCCTGATTTGACTTCGACCGCGAATTGATAGACTTCGTCGCCCGTACGAAGCCACACATGAAGGTCGGGAAGGTCGGCGTCACGACCACCGCCCGACGCCGGAAGACGCAAAGCGGTAAAAAGTTCGACGAAGGCAAAGTCGTCGATCCCGACCCGGTTATACGCCCCCTTATCGGTTTCCGGGTCGCTAGCTGATAGGGCGTTAACGTAATTACGTTCCCACCGATCCCCCTTCGAATTGGACATACGCGAACGTTCAACGGTCGTCGACATAGTCGTTCCGGTGGGATCGGTGTGTGTGTGCAACGAATTTTCGAAGGCGTGGTTAGGGACTTTCTAACGCCTTCGGCCTTCGCGGATATACACCAACTAATCGCACAAGGGCGGCACGAAGTGCCGCCCGAAGGGGTGGTCGAAGACCACCCCTTATTACTTACTTACTTATGCAAACGTAACAGAAAGTAAGTAAGTAATCGGAACCGAATGGTTACACACCGAATCGAACCACCGACTTATGTTCCCAATCGGGGGCGAACCGGAACGCTTTAGTTCCCAATCCGTAACCGACACCGTATGGGAAGTAACAAGAAAATCGGCGTTCGAATTGACGAAGACTTATGGAAACGGTTCGTTAGCCACGTCGACGATACCCACGGTCGAACACACGGCGTCGTCGGTAGCGAATTGGAACGCGCTATCTTGAACTACATAGAAGGCGACGACACCGACGCCTTGCAGCGAATCGAAGACGACGTATCGTCGATTAACGCGTCGGTCGCCGACCTTGTTCAACGAATCGACCGGATCGAACGGCAAGTCGAAGGTGCCGAATCCGACGGGGGTGGGGGTACCCTTTTCCGACGGTTGCACACACACACCGACGACCCACACACGTCGACCGTCGAAGACGACACCGACGACGAAGACGACGACGCTTCAGACGACGAGAAACCACACGCGAAGGCACCGAAGTCGGCCAAGGTCAAATGGTACGTGAACCATGTGGTTCCAGAATTACCAATCGTCGCCCCGGCGAAGGCGTTTCGGTCGTGGATCGACGACGCGTGGTCGTTCGGGGAACGGGCGGCCGACGACATTCTTCGCCGCGTTTTCGACCGGTACCACGCGAAGGCGGTAAAACGCAACGCCGACGACGCGTGGGAAGTCGTAATCGCCGCAACCGAATCCGACCGCGACGACCGAATCGACGATTACGGTTCCGACGTCGAAATGGTGTATGTCAAGCAAAACGAACACGGGACGCACGTCGAAGGTGCCGACGTCGCCGACGTCGTTTAGACGACGACGGGTTCGTCGCTTCCGTCGACGAAGTCTTCGAAGCGTGCCCCAATCGACCGGGGCACGTACACCCATTCTTCGCCTTTTGCGGCACGGTCGTCGTCGTACGGGTCGCCGACGTTTCCCTTCGCAAGTGCCGTCGCCCCGTCGAAGATATAGAAGTCGTCACGAACCCGCACGACGACGTATCGGTCTTCCTGTGCGGCGGTCTTAGCGACTTCGTACCGGAACGATATATTTCCGTCGTCGCCGGCTTCTGATAGGGCACACACGACGAACGCGTCGCCTTGAAGCCGGGCACGGAACGCGTACCGCCCGTCGGTATCTGTTAGCCATTCGTCTTCGACGTATCCGCCGCGGCCTTCCCATAAGTCGCGGGTGTGATATAGTAGTTTCATGGTTGGGTAACTTCGTCGGGCGTCGGTAGCGGGTTCATGTCGCCGCCCGGCACCCGGTATAGTGTTTTGTCGTTCGTTTCTTCGGTGTCGTAATCGGTGACGGCCGACGCCGGTAGGTAGCCGATCAACCGCACCCGTCGGCCGTCGACGCACGTTAAGACGAAGACGTCGATTCGGGCGACGTGCTTGGGTTCGACGAACATATCTTCGTCTCCCCAATAGTCGCCGGGCTTGGCCTTCACGTCGACGTCGGCGGGCACGCCGTTTACGACGACCGAATAATCCGATCCGTCGTCGGGCGACCCGACATGGTCGTGTGGTTCGATTTGCCAATACCGGGCGACGGCGACTTCCGCCTTCGCACCGCGAACGTGTATGTCGCTGCGTTCGGCGGGACCGACGCCGACCCCGGCGTGATTCATGGATTCGTCGCGTTCCCGGCCCAAGTCGACCGCGAATTGAAGGTCGTCGTCTGATAGTTCCCGCACGACGCCCCGCATTCGGTGTGCTTGCTTCATAGCCGAACCACCGCAACCCCGTCGGGGTTCCGAACGACGACACGCGACACCGACAAGGGTGCCGGCACGACCGCCCCGTCGCCGATTAGAAGCATAACGTTGCGGTCGAAGACGCCGTCGGGGGCTTGCCGTACGTGCCGATTGGCGACCATAACGGCCGGATCGAAGTCCGCTTCGTGGTCGCCGACGGTGTTACGGTGGTCGTACCATTCCCGAATGTCGTCGACGACGTCGGGCGACGTGTACCAAACCGATTCGGGGAAGCCCGCCGATCCGACGGCGTGTGCTGCGTCTTCGCACGTATCCATGTCGAAGCCGTCACTTTCGAATCGGTGTCCGGCGTCGCTTCGAACCGCCCGAACCGCTTGCCGTTCGGCGCGCTTCCGCACGTCGGGCGGCACTATATCGCCCCGCGTCGTCACGTCGTCGATTACTTCGCCAATAGACGACGGAAGGTCGTCGGCGTCGCTTCCCCCGAACATTATGGTTCGACACCCATATTCGCCAAGACGTCGATTAGGCGGTCGCGTTCGGGCGTCGACCCGACACCGGCCCCGTTTTCGGCGGCAAGTTCCTTCAGCCGGTTGTAATTTGCGTCTTCAAGCCGCCGCCGCGTATCCCATTCTTTCACGTCTTGCGACCGCGCGTTCACGGCGTGCCGAGACATACCGACGGGTTCGCCGGCTTCGGCTTGCGTGACGTCGACGCGGTTGCGCTTCGCCGCGACGTACACAATCGCCGCCGCAATCGCCTTCGGGTCGCACCGCCGCACCCACCCGGCGTCGGGGTCGATAGCGTGTGCCATTTCCGTCGCGTCTTGGCGAACGGCGTCGGGAATGTCGCCGCCGATTCCGTCGACGACACTATCGACGAAGGCAGGAATGTCGGCGGGTGCCCCGGTCGCGTCGTTCGACGTGGCGATAATGTTGCGGTAGTACCGGCGGATAATCGTCGTCGTGACGTCGGCGACGTCGGCGACGTGCTTCTGTTCGTACCCGGCTTCGTCGACCACCGACGCGGCGTACACGACCGCCGCCGCGAACGCCGACGGTGCCTTTCCGTTATGAATGTCGGCGTCTTTTCCGTCGTCGCAAAGCGATAACGCGGTTTCACGGAAGGCGTCGTCGGCGTTTAGCGCGTCGACATACCGTTCGACGTACCGGCGTTCGGTGCCCCCGACCGACACGTCGAACGGAAGTGACCGCACCATGCGACGCATATCAGACATGACACGGTTAACGTCGACGTCGGCGGCGTCGGCAATTTCCTTCGGTTTGATCGGTTCGCCGCGAATCCGAACCGCCGAATACACGGCACCGGGAACGCCCGCCTTCGCGTACCCACCGTCGTTATCGACTTCGCCGTACACGTCGGTCGCAAAGTCGGCGAACGATCCGTCTAAGCCGACTTCGTCGGCCAATTCGCGGATTAGCCGGGGGTTCCCCGGCGTTTGATTGCTTGGCATACGTGGGACTGTACGGCAAACGGTAGTAAAAACGTGTCGGTAAACGACACCGGTAACTGATAATGGTGTAAAGCGCCGACACACTTATGTACGTGGGGGTGTACTGTATAGATATGGTGCGACACACCGACGCCGACTTCGACGCGGCAAACAAATCGACCGACGGGCTAATCGAATATATCGACCGCACGGCCCCGGTCGCGGCGAACCTTCCCGACGGCGAATACGCCGACCCGACGCTAACCGCTAACGTCGAAGCGGCCGTCGCCGAATTGAAGGACCGCGACCCGTACGGGCTTCATGCCGACGACCACCTTACCGGTGACGACCGCGACCCGACCGACGCCGAACGTGACTTCGGCGACACCGTCGACGCCTTCGAAGACGCCGTCGGCGACGCGGTCGCAACCGACGGCGGCGACGATCCCGCCGAAGCCGCCGCCGACGATTGGGTCGGGCACCTTGAACCCGACACGGGCGACGTTAAGATTCGACACGACCAATCAATCCGCACAGTCGTCGAAGACGGCGTCGTCGTTCACAAGGTCGTCGAACAATACGACGACACCGCCGACGCCGATTCGCTTGGATTCACGGGCGGCTATACGTGCCCCCACCCCGATCACGACCTTACGACCGATTACGACGGCGACGTCATTCGGCACACCTGCGACGGCGACGGGTGCCCGTTCGAAGCGGCGGTCGGATACCGCCCGACGCCCGACGACAAGCCGAACCACAAAACGCCGTCGTGGTACCGCGTCACCGTTCCGCACGACACGGTCTTCGAACATGGCGTCGACGACGACGACTTCGACCCCGACGAATGGGTCGACGACGCCGACGAAGACGACAAGGCCGACACCGCCCGAATCGTTCGCCGACTTGCCCTTTCACGGTTCGTAGTCGGCGTGCGCGACGACGCACACGTTCCGGCGGAATACGACGGCGACCCGTACGAAGACGACGACGCCGAAAAAGTCGCCGACGCCTATATCGACACGTTCGAATGTGCCCGGTGCGGTGCCGAACGCGACGTCGGTGCCGAACGGTCGCACCCGGCGGAAGACGACCCCGTGTGCGACGCGTGCGAAGACGACCCCGAATGGTCGGTCGCCGACGCCGACCTTCCCGACGACGTCGAAGACCTGTTCGACGACTTCGCTTCCGTCACCGCCGGCAAGTTCCGCGACTTGCTTCGTGACGTCAAATATTACCCCGCATGGATCGCGTCGGGCGACGACGACACCGACGTCGACGACGCCCCGGCGTGCCCGACGGGGAAACAAGGCGAACGCCGCGTGAAGGGGCACGGGTCGCCCGGCACCGGGCTTCGCCGGCCCGACGGCGTCGCACACAACGATTCGAATTGGCGTGTCGTGCTTCGGGAAGCCCGCGACGCCGGGCTAATCCGACGTGTCGACGACGAAGACGACGCCGATTTCGACGACCCCGCCGCCCGGTGGGAAGCGACCGACAAGGGCGACGCGGTCTTCGACGAACTTGCCCGGTGCGTGTGGTGCGGGAAGCGGCTTCATGCGTACCGGAACAAATACACCGTGAAACTTAGCCGGTGGAACACGACCGAAAACGTCGACCTAATCGTCGCGTGCCCCGACCGGTGTCGCACCGACCTTCGCGGGTCGTTACAATCTCTATGAGGGTTTTCTGTCCGTTGTGACGGTCGGGGGCGGTGTCGTCGACACCCTTCGACACGTGTTTCAATCCCTACGAGGGTTTTCTGTCCGTTGTGACACGACAACGCCCCCGACCGGCATAGCGAATCGAAGTTTCAATTCCTATGTGGGTTTTCTATTTTGAAAAACAGCAAATCGGTAATAACTATTCCGGTATCTGATATTCGTCGAACAGCCCGAACACACGAAGCTGCAAGGGCCGACAGCCTTAACCCCGAATGGTGCGGGTACTTTGGCATGGGAAAAGAACCGTGGGAACACGCGGTCGAAGCGCGACGGGTGAATCGAACCATGTATCGAACACGAACCGACGGCTATGTCGAAATAGAGTCAACCGGGTTCGGAACACACGACCGTCTATTTTTACACCAATTGGTCGCTATCGCCGACGGTGCCGATCCATATCAGTTATTCGGCGGACCAAAACAAATACATCACAAGAACGGGATACGGTGGGATAACCGACCGTCAAATATTGAAGTTGTAAATATAGCCGACCACGCTCGACGTCACGGCGACGATATGTGGGGCGAAGCACCTTGGCGCGACCCCGACGAAATGCGGGAAGGATTAAAGAAAATGTCGGGTAACCGTCTTGCAGAAGTGTGGGGGTGTGCGCCCCGAACAATCACCAAATGGCGGAAGCGGCACGACCTACCACCGGGGGAGCCTGGGAGGAAACAGGATAAACAAGAATCTACAAGCTAATGAGACACCGACACGGTTTTACCACTTGCCGGTATAGCCGACGGATAGGGGCGACACCTACATGGCAAACCCACTAATCGAAGCGGTGAACGAACAGCTAGACGAAGGGCGACCCGACAACGGGCGGGAAACGATTGATAACAAACGGCGTGGTTGCGGCCATCTAAAGCCAAACGCGTGTTACGTTCGGTGTGACGTCGCGGCACTATCCGCCCCCGACGGCGAAATTCCCCCCTTTGTCGAACTAGACGAACCGGTCGAATACAGGGAACACACGGGCAAGGGGGCGATTATCCCCGGCTACCTTGGCTTCCCCGGCAATTCCTTCGATAAGCATTACGTCGCCGACGGTCGGTCGACGACGCCCGCCGAAGAAATCGACGCACACCATAACCGGCTTTTGCGCTTCGGTTTCGACGGTGTGCATTACGGGGATATAACGTCGGCCCAAGCGACCGACTTACTAATGTCGGTCGGTAAGACACATTGGGAAACGCCCGACGACTTCATACAGGAATGTCGGGAACGCGGTCTTAACCTGAAAATCCCGGTGTCGGATCGGCAAGAACCGCCGACCGTCGAACCGCTACGTACCCGGTGTTGGGTAATTCACCCGCACGGGTGCGGCGAAGACCGGCCGGGCATAATCGGGTATTCCTACCTAACGCGCACGGTCTACACGACGGGCACCAAAGCGTCCCAAGACGACGCCGACATTCCGGCATGGGCGGCCAATTACGCCGCCGCAGGGAAATTCGACGTCGTCGACCGGGGCGAACCGATCCCCGACGACGACGATCAACCGTCGACCACGTTAGAGGACTTCGACATAGGCGACGTCGACGACGTCGAAGCCGTAACCGGGGCCGACGGCAAGGCCCAAGACGACCGTGACGTCGCTACCGTCACCGTCGCCGACGACGACGGGGCGGGCGACGTTAGCGGGATCGAAGTCGAATTCGGCCGTGACGATATTCCGACCGAACACCGGCTAAAGTCGTTCAACAAGGCGACCGACGACGCACTTCCCTATAACGCGCTAAAGGTGATTGCGTCGCAACGTGACGACGTCGACGTCGGGTCGACGCCGTCGGAAGACGACATTATTCACGGGTTAGTCGACGACGCCGACGCCGTCGTACCGGCGTATAACGACGCGAAGATACTAGACGCCGGGGCCGAATAATGGTGCAACCTGATACCTACAAAGCCGACGCGCTAATCACCCTGCACGACGCCGACGAAGGCGACTTGCCTATGACGTCGTCGGAAGTTGGCCGCCGCGTAGTGACCCGCCCGTCCGATCAGACTGCGGTAATGTCGAACCTGTACGAAGAAAATTACGTCATTCGGAAGGGCGAAGGCGTACGCGGCGACCCATACCGGTACGAACTAACGCCGAAAGGCCAAGCCGCCGCGACCGATCTATCCGACGACGGCGATAACGGCGACGCCGGGATCGACGCGCTATTCGGCGACGAAGACCCGGAAGCGACCGACGACCTTGCCGACCGAATTCGCGGGTTAGAACAAGTGGTCGGGGAAGCGAATGTCGAACGCGAAGACGCCCGGCACCGACTTCGCCAAATCGAAGACGCACTATCGGGGGCCGATCACATGGTCGGGCTACCCGACGACGATTTGGTCGACGCGGTGTACCTAATCGCCAATTCGGAAAATGGTTCGTACCGCAAGAAGACGTCGATTATCAGCAACCTAATCGGCGTCGACACCGACGACGGTTGCGACGCCGACGAAATGGAATCGCTAACCCACCACGACGCGGAAAACTCAGCAAACGGGGAATAACATGACGCTACTCCTACCCGACGGTACGATAATCGACGAATCGAAAGTCGAACGCGGCGAACTATGCGACGGGGAAGGGTGCGACGCCTTCCTTCTGAAAAACGATAACGCCCATGACGTCGAAGTAAAGCATTACGACGGGAACGCCGGGGCGAATACGAATTCGCCGCCGCCGTCACGGTCGACGGCGACACTGTGCGACGATTGCGTGAACGACGTATTAGCGGTCTTCGGATCGGAACGCACCACGCCGCCGTCCGGGTCTGAATAGACCACCGACACGCCTTTACCTGCCCCGCACGCCAAATAAAGCGAAGTCGGGTGGTGTAGCGGCCAATCATGTCGGTCTTTGGAACCGGCGACCACGGTTCGAATCCGTGCCCGACTATCGGGGGCGGCGTCTTAGGGGCGGGGCGTCGGTGTCTGGACCCCGTATATCCGCCCCCCTTTCGACACGGTAGCAAAGCGGCCGAACGCGTGCGGCTTAAGACCGCTTGCCGAAGGGCTTCGCCGGTTCGAATCCGGCCCGTGTCATTCGCGGGAAATGGGTTTGACCCCCACCCCGCCGACGGTTTGCCGCCGCCGTTAGGTACCGACCCGAATGGGGCGGGAAAATCATGGCGGAAGTCGCCAGCAACGGGGCGACCCACAAATACCCACGACCACGGGAATATGGTACACCCGACGCGGTTCGAATCCGCGTTTCCCGGTTCCCGACCCGCAAGGGGTCGGCGGGTCGACGCGACCCGACACCAAAAGCGACACCGAACTATGTCACAATCACAGTCACAAGAACCGACGGTCGACACAATCGCCGACGCCGACCTATGGCAAACGGTCGTCGACGGTGTGAACGGGCTTAGTAGTATCACCGAATCCGTCTTCGAATTCGGGCCGGCGGGCTTCCGCACGACGACCAAAGACGCCGCAAACGTTGCGCTAATCCGGCAAAACATCGACCCCGACGCGTTCGACATTTACGAAGTCGACGATACTTTCGAGTCGGGGATCAATACCGAACGCTTCGACGACCTATTGGCTGCAATCGACGACGTGCCGGTCGACTTCGGGTGGGATTGGGAAGCATACAAATGGTCGTTCACGGCCGACGACGTCGATTACGAAATGGCGGGGATCACACCCGACGGCGTGAAAGGGTCGCCGGCCGACGTGCCCGACGTCGACGACGATAAACCGTTTGTTATCGACGTCACAATGCCGGTCGACAAGTTCGACCGGGCGTCGCAAATCGTCGAGATGAACACGACGGTCGCAACCTTTCGCATGGGCGGCGACGACGGCACGTTCATAATCGAAGGGCACGGAGACGACGACGCCGGCACCGTTCGCGTTCATGAATCCGACGCCTTCGCATGGAACGAAGACCCCCCCGAGGACGCCGTCGTGTGCCGCCAATCGAACGATTACATATCGGAAGTCGTCGACCTATTGGACAAAGACACGGTGCGATTCGTGTCCGGGCCGGAAATGCCATACTTTATTTGGACAACCCGGAACGACGTCGTCGACACCAAAATTGTTCAAGCCCCCCGCATAGATACACGATAATGGCGACCGACGACCGATCAATCGACCGCAAAGTCGACACGACGGGCGACCCGACCAACGCCGACGGCCCGCCAAGCGAAGACCTTCGCCCCGATTGGGACCATTTCGACACGTTCCGCGACGGGGCCAAGGGCTTGCGCGACCGGCTTCGGCGGGCGTCGATCCCCACCATGTCCATACGCGTCGTCGCGGGCGTCATGGCGGGGCTGTACCTGTTCGTCGGCGTCGGTGCCCTATCGGTCGCGTACGGTGCGACGTCGCTTGCGGCGGCGTACGGCGACGTTCACACGGCACTAATCGTCGGCGGCGTGTTCACCTTCGCATACGGATACGCTGGAATCCGCTTCGTCGACGCGGCGACCCAACCATGAACCACGACACAACCACCCGCGACGGTCAGGAATACCCGACGCCGGGCAAATGGGTGCTAAATTGGATCGAAGGCGACGTAATATCATGGCGACACGACCCCGACGAAGACGCCCGGATACATGACGGGCCGACCGCACACGCCTTCATTACACACAACCCATTCGGATCGGTCCACGAAGTGCGGGTCGAAGTCGGCGGCGACACAGTCGACGTAATCGACGTCGATACGTTCGGCGACCGGGCCGACCTGCTAGCTAGGGTCGGCGACGTCTTAGCGGAACACGAACCCACCTAAACATGGCACTAAAACCCACCACCTTCGACGACTTGCGGGTCGCTATCGGACTATCCGAACGAGTCGCACTAACCGCCGCAGCGATACTTCCGAACCTAAACGACGAATCGCTAATCGTCTTGGAAACGGAATCACCGACATGGGAATCAAACGACGACGAAATAGCGGCGTTTCAACGAGGGCACACGCCGGTCGTGAACGGTTCCGACGTGTACCGGGCCGACGTAACGTCGACGACGAACGGCGACGGCGACCCAAACAAGGCCGACGTGACGCCGATCCCACACGCCGACCGGACATACCACCTAAATACATGGGACTTTAGGGTAATCGAAGCCGCCGATCCCGACGAATGCAAATTCTTCGATACGCCGCAATCGACACTAACCGACTTCGGCACGGGGTCGCCTTACTTTTCCCCGTATTACAAGATAGCGGGCGAATACGACCGCAAATCGCACCTTCCGGTATAACCCGTCTTGGTTGTTAACTATCGCCACATTTACGTACCCCCGTTGTGAACAGGTAGACATGGTGCGACACACCGACACCACGACCGGCGACCGTATCGAAGCCACGACCGACGAAACAGTCGACGCACACGACCTTGCCGAAGGCGACCGTGTCGAAGTCAAAGCGGTCCCTATGGGGGCCGACGAAGCGGGCCGCGTTACCGGGGAAGTCGTCGAATCGACAATTCATACCATGAACGGCGACGAAGTCAGCCAATCGGTGAAAGTGCGGTCTGACACCGGAACCCTGTACGTGCGGAACGGTACCGGCACGCTATCGGTCGTCGACGACGACGGCTTTCACGCCACTATCGCACGGGATTCGACCCTTCGACGCGAACCCGCGACCGACGGCGGCGACGACATAATCGTCGCGGGCGACGAAGGCGTGATAATCGACGGCAAGTGCGGCGAACGCGGGCCGAACGGCGAACGGTGCAAACGTGACGACGGACACGCCGGCCCCCACGCGGCGGGATTCCCCGCCGACGCCGCACGGCGACCCGACCCCGAACCCCGGCACGTTTGGGGCGACAACGACGCACACCCCGACGACGAAGGCGTCGAAATACTATCCGACGGCGGAACCGACACGTACCACGTCACCCTAACCGTCATGCACGGCGGCGGCAAAGAAGTCGTCCGGCTAACCGAACACGAATCGGGCTTTATCGGCCTACTGATAGCGTCGTCGGCAAACAGGATCAAAAACCCCGACGTCGACGACGACCGCGTCGACGGCGTGTACGACGCCCTAATGTCGCCACTAGAAGCCGGGGCCGACCCGGACATACGCACCGACGGGGGGAAGCCGCCGGGCGAAGACGTGTCGGTCGCCGCCAACTACCGCGACGGCGGCGTGTGGTTCACGCTTGGGAACAACCCCCGCCGACTACTATCACCCGACGACGCCCGTGCAATCGCCGAGGAAGTCGAAGATACGTTCTTATCGACGCCGCCGGGGTACGACGAAGTAACCGACCTTGCCGAAAAATTGCGGGAACTAGCCGACGAAGTCGAAGCCAAGTGCGACGACCCCAACCCCGACGCGCACCACGACATACCGCTAACCGACCGGCGCGGGCTATAATCACCCGCCTAGGAAACGGTCGGTTCGTGACGACTTCGACTTTGCCACCGGCTAACGTTCTATATCCCAACATACAGTTTATACGCCACACGTCGATCACCGGCACGCTTTAGCTCCCCCCGCACGACCACGATAGCATGGTCGTAATCCTGTCCGACGCCGAAGCCGAAAACGTCGCGCAAGTCCTTCGCCGCACGGCCGAACGGATCGACGACGCCAACGCCCATAGCGTCGCGTACGTCGACGACCGGGGGCCGAACGACTTCGCCAATCAGCTAGAAGCCCTTGTCGACGCGGGCGACGAAACCGTGTTTGTCCCCTTCGAACGATACGGCGACGCACGCGGGGCGACCACCGCCCGATACGCCTTCGTCACCGGGAACGCCGCCCAAACGTACGCCGCGAAGGTGAACGACGCCGATACGTTCGACGACCGGGCCGTGCCCGCCGTCGAAGACGTCACGCTATCCGACCCGAAAGACGACATACCCGAACCATGACGCCGAAATGCCAAACCCACGGGTGTGACCGCGACGCCGACGTCGTTATCCGGGCGAAATACGGTGCCGTTCCGAAGCCCAGGAATCGGTGTGAACCGTGTGCGAACGCATGGAAAAGCGGGAATCACGTAACCGCCGGGGCTAACGTCGAACGGGAACCTATCGACCCATGACGAACGGGAACGACCGCCTAAACGACCCCGACGCCGACACCGACGACGGCACGGCCGTAATCGGGCACGGCGACCGCGACAAACCGTTCGAATCCTTCGCCGTGTGGGTGAACAATCCCGTGTCGCCGTATTCCAAGCACCATGTTCCCGAAGACCTTCGCACCCAAATCGACGCCGTCGACGACGCAATCGAACGCCAACGGCTTCGAACCGTCGTCGAAAAATACGAAGACGGCACGCTATCGCCCCGCGACTTCGTGCGTCTAATCATGGAATCCGACGCCGTCGACTATTTCGACCCGCTTTCCGTGCCCGAAGGGTGGGATTCGACCGTCGACGAAGCGGTTCCCGAAGCCGAATACGACGACTGGGAAAACGAAGACGTCGAACAATTCCGCGAACACGTCGACGCAGGCCCCGACCGTCCCGACCACGACTTCCCGTGGGTCGAAGTCGCCGTCGGGCTTCTAATCATTATCGTAATCACCGTCGCATTCCTGTTATGACGCGCTTCGTTTGCCACTATTGCGACGAAGACGCCACGTACACCGGACCGCGTGGGAACGGAACCGACGGCGTGTATCTACTTGCCCGCGACGGCGTCGTGCTAATCTTCTGTTCCGCCGCGTGCCGGTCACGGTGGTTCGACGTATCCGGCGAATCCGCCGGGGCGTTCGCCGACGCACGGTACGCCGACGACGTCGATCCCGACGCCGTTCGGTCGATGATTTGACGCGGTCGGCCCGACACGCCTTTCACCTACCGGCCGGTACTATCATGTAGCATACCCGACCGTTCACCCGGTCGACTTAGCATTCAACTATGGCATGGGATTACGAATTCGGCGACGGCGTCGACGTCGACGGCGACGGGATTCCCCGGCACCCCGACCGGGGGCACGCCGTTTGTGGGTACCCGAAGACCGACGCCGTCGACAAGAACGGGCGCAAGCGCGGGGGCGAAGGCGACGGGTGCCTTCTTTCCGCCGGGTGGGGAACCGACCGTCAAACCGGGGCGTGTACGAAACATCACGGCGGAAGTCCCGGCGGGCCGACGGGGTGGGCGAATGGGAATGCCCGGCACTTACTGTATAGCGAACGCATGGACGACGACGACGCCGAGATATTCGAAGCCGTCGTACGGCACCCCGAAGACGACGACGAATTGCTGCGGCTTGAAGACGCCGCCGATATGCTTCGGAATATGATCGGGTGGGAACAAACCCGGTTAGTGCGGGCGGTCGAAGAATCTCCCGACGTCGAACGGGTCGATACCTACCGGTGCCCCCGGTGCGGGACCAAGTACAAGGGGTCGGAATCGTCGCCGGCACCCGACCAATGCACCGGGTCGATACAAGTGTCCCAAGGCGTCTACGAACCGTGTCCGTCGACGCGGGGCGACTTCGAACCGACGGGCAAATCCTTCGTCGACACGGCCGACAAAGCGTTAGAACGGAAGGAATCGCATATCGCCAACTTGGTCTTATCGTTGAAGCAAGTCGCCGACGTCGCCGACCTAACGGTCGACGGCGACCACACGGTACGGGGCGACGCCGACGAACCGGTCGAAGTCGAAATAAATCACGTCGGGGTCGACCTACCCGACGACGTCGACGAACCGGAACCCGTCGACGAAGACGACGGGGGCGACGAATGACGGCGTGTCCGGTGTGCTTCGTCCAATACGCGGACAAACCCTTCCGGTGCGAAGCGTGCGGGTATCGGTTTGTGGATATATCACGCAACCACCAAACGCCGCAGTCGGCCGAATAGCAAAACAAACGCCGGGGAATCTAACCCATCGGGTGAACGTACATTTCTACTTGTCGAACACCGACACAGTTATGTACCCCCGCACCTAATAGGTAGATATGGTGCGACACACCGACGCCGAATACGCCAAACCGTACCGCGAACACCGCGAACCAATCGACCGCGACGACGTCACGTACACCCGCTTCGGCGGGCTTACCGTGTCTTCCGACGCCCGTGCCGTTTCGACCCGCCGCACGGCGTTAGAATTCGAATACACGACGTCGCACGGGAACACGAAGACCGTGCGGTCGATACAAGGGACGCGGGCGACCGACCGCGACCGCGACCGGGGACTTCCCGACGACCGGTCGTCGTACACGTTTCACGACGACGACCAAGGGTTCGCCGTCACCGATAACATGAACCTGTACCGGTACGGCGACGACCACACGTACCGCAAGGTCGCCGAAGACGTCGACGTCTTCATGGTTGAACTACCCGATCCGGCACCCGTCACCGGGGCCGTTCAAGACGACGTTTCTGTCACGGTTCACTATCGGTCGAACCGGTCGGGGAACATGAAGACGATTCGCTTAGACGACGTGTCGGTCGATTGGGAAGGCGACCGTGTTCGGGGGTACCACGCCCGCCGCGACCGCACGGTCGAAGTCGAAGCCGTGTTCGAACGGTCGGTCGTGTCGAAGTCGTACCGGGGCGGCGACCGCGAAGTCGGGAAGTGCGCCCGTATCGACTTCCCCCCCGGACATTCGTTCACGGTCGACGCGTATGGGCTTGCCGACGACGCCGTCGACGAATTCCCGCACAATACGGTTCAATCGACCGCCGACGCGATTCAAGACGTAGTCGCCGAACGGCTTCCCGACGACGTCGACGTCGACGTCGCCCACGACGGGCGTATCGACGACTAACACACGCCGGCACAACCGACTTCGAAGGCGGGCGACGAACGCTTTTACTTCCCCGGAACGTGGGTCGGCCATGAACGATAACCCCGACGAATTACCCACGACACAGTCGGAATCCGTCGACGAACAAACCGCTATTCTTCGGCGCTTCAACAAGGCGATAACGTCATTCGACGACTTAACCGTCGTCGACCGGCAAAGCCTAATCGACATAAATAGCGATTTCCCGCTATCAAACGAACGGTCGATATACCCCGACGCCCGCGTCGACCACGTCCCGTCGGAATCGGAATATCACGTCTACACGACGGCGACGGCGGGCGAAACCACCGGCTTCGAAACCGTCGACCGGATACGCGTCGTGTCGGGATACGCCTTCGAAGGTGCGCTTTCGGTTCGAATCCCCGGCGACCCGACCGGCGAACAAGAGGTACGGGCCGGCGTATGGGAAGCCGGCGAATCAGGGGCATACGTCGGATTAGACGAAACTGGGCCGTACGTCGAAATGCTTCGAAACGGAACCCGACAAGGGGTGGTTAGACCCGAGGGGTGGAACGGCGAAGGCACGCAAACCGACGTCACCCAATTACTGAAAGACGGCTGTATCGTTCGAATCAAGCCGTATCTATACAATTCGGGGACGGTCGACGTCGAAATATACGAATCAAACGACGACGGCCGGTTAGTATCCCGAACGATACACCGCTTCGACCCCGACGGAACGTCGACATGGGCAAGACAGTCGAACCCGATTCGTATAGAAGTCGCAAACGGGGCGACGGCGGAACCCTTCGACGTGTACGTACAAGACCGACAAGCCGCCCGACGGGGGAACTTTTCAGCAAGTGACCGGACAAAGGGCGACCGCCGACAAGGTATCACCGTATCCGACACGGGGTGGGAACCGCTTCTTTCGGTTCGACAAAAAGACGGGTACGACGGCGTCACGGTAAATCTTCAAAGTTACCGTATCGCACCGCAAGACGACATAATCCTTCAAATACGGGGCGATTCGCTTACCGACCCGGATTCGCTATCGTGGAATCCCCCGCAAAACGTCGACGCAAGCGAAACGGCATGCGAATGGCTTCGCACCGACCACGCGTCGGCGTTCGGTGTTAACGACGGGGCATGGCGATTTCAGGATATTATCACCGGAGGCAGCGGGATTAGCGTAGACGTCGCGGGGCGTGACGGCGTCGACACCGAACTTCGCCGCGACCGGCCGGTGACGATAGCCGCCCAAAAGCGAACGACCGGGGATACGACCGTCGACGTCGCTATGGCGTCGGTCGTCGAAGGGTGGTAAGAACCGACCTCCACCAACCCTATCACTCAGCCAGCCACCGGCACGCTTTTTCCTGTGTTCGACCACCGTACGGGTGTCATGCCCGACGACACACACCCCGACGAATCGGACGCACACGCGCCGCACGACCGCGACGAAATCTTCGAACCCATACACACCGACGACCGGTTCCGACGCCGTGTACGCGACGACCACGCCCCGAACGCCGCCCTGCATTCGGCACTTCGGGCCGTCACCAAAGACGACGACCGGGCGTGGGTGAACCTAATGGCGTCGCACGCCCCCGGCGAACGCCCGCACGAACCCCGGTACCACGTTGGGCTTACGCTTGAAAACGCCGGGGCCGGCGAACCGTCGACGGGCGATACCGTAATCGACGACATGATCGACCGCGACGACGTCGCAATCACGAAAGCGTACGGCGGTACCCGGTACGACGGCGTCGACGCGGTCGACCAGATAACCGTCCACCTTCGACCGGTCGAAACCCGTGTCGAACCCGTCGAAGTGCGGTACGCCGACATTCCCGACCGGTTTGTCGACGTCGTCGACGTCGAACACGACGCCACCCGTACGCTTCGGTTGGTCGTCGACGAACACGGCCCGGATTCCGACCGGGCAAACGCCGCCGCCCATGCCCTTGCGACGGTCGTTTACACCGCCGACCCCGACCGGTGGGAAGACCGTGTCGATACCGCCGACGCCGCCCCGAATGCCGCACACCGCGAACTGTGGCGGCGTGCGGGCGTTGACCCCGATAGCAAGGAATGCGGTTCAATCCGGCCGACGGTCGACGGCTTCGCGTTCGAAGGGCCGGAAGACGAACGCACCGCCGAAGTCGTCGAGGCGATACGCGACCCCGACGGTCGGGTCGTCGACGGCGAACCAATCACACACGGCGACATAGACGACGTGAAAGACGCTATCGACGCCGCTTGGCACTCACTTCATGGCGACCCGTACGCCGGGTTCCCGTACGACGAACGCGGAACGCACCCGCCGACGGGCCGACCCCCGGTCGAACCAATTCGGGAATGGGTTATAGAACACAAAGACGCCCTAATCGACGCCGATATAGAAGGCGAAACGTGTACCGACATAGCCGAACAAATCGCCGACCGGATTGAAACGTACGAACCCGACCCGGACGACGCGCCGGAATCCGACGAAGACGGGTTTATCCCCGACGGGGCAACCGACGAAGACGTTCGGGAAGGGGTCGAAGACGTTGAAACCGATTCGAAGCCCGGAACCGTGACGCGCCGGAGGTCGTGGGAATCCTGGGAACCGCACGAATGACGTCGACGCTTCGGAACGTGGCACGCGGCGGGCTTGTGGCGACGGGTCTACTTGCCGGGGCCGTCTTTGTCACCGCCGCCGTCGCCGCACTTATCGCCCCGCTAATCGTGGCCGTCGCGTGGGCCGTCGGCTTCGCGTCGTTCCAAGCGACGATTATCGTCATGCTTCTATGGCTGTGCGTGGGGGCCGCGCTATGAGTGATAACGGCGACGAAGAACCGGCGTCGAATCAAGCCCGCATTCACATGAAAACGTCGGCGGCGAACGGCTTCGACGGGAACGAAGTTGAAGTAACGGTCGAAGGCGGGGAAGGCGAAACGGTCGGCGATATTGAAGCCGTCGCCGAAGAACGGTTCGACCAAGCGGTCGAATCGACCGGGTGCGAAGACACAAACCGCCCGGAATACCAGTAACACCATGCCAATCGACGACAAACCCGACACGTTCGACCGCGAATGTTCGGCGTGCGGAAACGCCGGCATGAAGAAACAGAAGGCACCGGGGCGCGACGGCCCGCGAATGGTCTACAAATGCCCGGCGTGCGGGGCGGTCGATCCGGCCGACGACCCGCCGTCGGGGAACTACGTTAGCAAGCGATAACCATGCCAATCCGCAACCAACCGAGATCGGCGACCGACTCGTATCGGGGGGAACCGTACAAAATCCTATCCACCAAGAGCGAAGCGACGATAAAGGCGGTGGTGAAAGGGATCGACGACGTCGACCGGGCACGGGCGTACATCGAAGCCGAAGTCGATCTAGCCAACCGGAACGACCGCGACGCCCGGAAGCGCCTAATCGCCATGCTAAACGCGAAGGTGTCGGAATTGAACGAAGGCGACGGGGCCGGCGAATGACGGGGAGCGGCGACGACCTTCCGGGAGGGTTAGAACGCATTGATTGTGTCGAATGTGGGAAAGGCGTCATTACGAACCACGACACCGACGACGTGCAGTGCGTCGGGTGCAGCGACGACTAGCCGTCGACGTCGGCGTGTTCGTCGAAGTAATCCCACCCGGCGAAGTAACAATACGCCGAATCCGGTTCCCGTGCCGGCGTCACCGACGTTTCAGCCCGAAGCCCCCGACCGTCTTTTTCTGATTTGATCCGGTCGAAGAACCCGTCGATTCCGAATTCCCACCCGTCGCCCCGCACTAATTGAACGGTACCCATTGGGTAATCCGACGGGTCGACGAATTCGTCGCGGTTCGGATCGTACGCTTCGCCGCCGGGCATACTGGAAACTTCCGGTTCAATCACGACGCCCCGGTGCGGGTCGCCGTCATTGTCGACGAACGTAACGCGGGCACCGATCATATTGTCGCCGCCGACCAATTCCGACGTTTTGATTCGACGGGCACGGCGTACGGCACGCACAGCGTCGGCTAGTCCGGGGTGGGTCTTTTCTAACGATTCTATAAGGCTAAGTAACGCTTCGTCGTCGTCGACGTAATCGCCGTTCAACCTCACCATGCTTCCCTATACGAACGCCGCTTTTACCACACTTCCGCTAACTTAAATGGTGCATTGTATTACACCGACACACTTATGTACCCCGGTGCCTAATAGGTAGATATGGTGCGACACACCGAAGCGAACGACGACGGATCGACCACGACCACCCACGAAGCGACGGTTTACCACACGCGTTTCGTCGACGAAGACGACGACGCGTTCGAACTTACCCGCGACATTCGCATGGGGTATGAATGGGCGGTCAACCACGGGCGTATCATTCACCGCGAAGTTCGAACCGACGTCTTCGACGCCGCGTACGTCGAAGCCGGCACCGTTGAAGTCGACGTGCCCGCGTCACGGTCGCCCGAAGCCGCCGCTTACAAAGCGTGGGAAGCGGGCAAGGGGCACGACCCCGGGAGCACCCGAAGCATGGCGACGGGCGACATTATCGTCGTCGACGGCGACGCACACTTCGTCGACAGTATTGGCTTCGAAACGGTCGACCTTCCCGAAATGCCGGCCAGCGAATAGACGTCGCCGTTTCCTTTTCCCACCGTCCACCCGGACAGATATGCGACCGCTTAGACGGCCGCGTGTGCGGCGTCACGCGACTTCGTTTCGACGGGCACCAAACCCCTTAGTCGTCGACCGGCGTGTACGTCGTACGTATGCACACCGAAGACTTCGACGACGTCGTCGAACACGTTCCGAACGTGGTCGGGTGGGACTACCGGGACGGCACGCTTCGCGTATTCGTCACCGAAAAGGTTCCCGAATCAGAGTTAGCCGACGACGACCTATTGGCGAACGTAATCGCCGCGTCGCCGTTCGACGTCGACGTCGACGTGATTCCCGTCGGCGGCGAACCCCGCGTCGAACTATTAGACAAGCGGCACGACGCCGAACTTAGCGTCGAATCGGCCGACCGAAAGGATCGACACCGGCCGATTCCCGACGGCGTATCGGAAATTAATGCCAAGTCGACCGCCGCAACCGCCGGGTGGTACAAAGCGACCGTCACCGATCCGGCGGCGGCGAAATGGGTCGGCGACGTCGAAGCCGGCGACACGGTTCGACTATCGAACAACCATGTGTATGCCCGGTCGAACGAAGCCGATCTAGGCGAAGCTATAATGCAACCGTCGCCCCGCGACGGCGGTACAGAAGACGACCTTGTCGGCCGGTTGCTTGGGTACGTCCCAATCGAAGACGGCGTGCGGGTCGACATAGCCGCCCGGTCCGTTAGCGAAGACACGCCCGACAAGCACAATCTTCCCGACCGCTTCGGCACGTCGGTACGCCGGGACAATTACGCCGATCTAGACGGCAAGGGGCTGCGGAAGACCGGCCGCACGACCGGCGTGTCGACGGGTCGCGTCATGGCGACGTCGGCGACGGTAAATGTGCGGTTCCCCGACGGCCAAGTGAAAATCCGGGATACGATTATCACGACAAGTATGTCGCGGGGCGGCGATTCGGGAAGCGACGTCTTCGTCGAAGAAACGGGCGAATACGTGGCGACGCTATTCGCGGGGTCGTCGTCGTCGACGATTGTGGTTAAGGCGGCGAATATCGAAGCCGACTTCGGCGTTCGGATCGAACCAAACGACGGTCCGAACGACACGAAGGAACCGGGGCTTATCGACCGGCTTTTGCGCTTCCTGTTCGGGTGGTTGTAAGCATGATTATCGGGGAAGACGAAGACGATAGCCCCCGCGACGGCTTCATGTCGACGCACGCCGAAGCGCACGCCTTGGCACATGGGCTATACGCGGGTATGCGTAACCGTCACGCCTTCCCCGGCGACTTGCCGGATAACAAGGACGTGCAAAAGGAACCGCACTACTACAAAGGCGGGTACTTTATCGGCACGATCACGCAACTGTTGGTCGTGTTCGCGTTCCTATACGATGTATTCTTGAACGCGTTGTAGGGACCGGCACGCTTTCCATACACGAACATTAAACGCACCCTATGTATCAGGAATTGCGTCTTAACTGCAATCGGTGCGGATCGTTCACAAGGTACCACCGGAACGACGGCGACCCCAATACCGTCGTGCGGTGCGACGGGTGCGGCAAACGTCATTCGACTGATTCCGTGTTCATGGTCGACCCGCACCGGTCTTTCCGCCGTGACGAAGCCGGAAATCTAATCGAACGCCCATACTAATACGAATTATAAAAATTGTAAAATCACCGACACAGTTATACCGAACGGGACCAATCTCACAATCGCCGCGAAGATAGTCGTTGAATCTGTTCATGGTTCGGCATTACATCTTCGCGGTATCCACGGTGCGTGGCATTTGCTTTGGTGAGGTTCCCGACGACGAAAATGCACGCAACCCATGCGGTCGGTGTTAAGAGGTTACTGTGTCGACCGTGCCCGTAAGGAAAGCGAGCCATGTGCGGAATTGCCGGGGTGCAAACCCGGTGTAAAATCCGTATAATGAATCGGCACACACCCGGTAAAGCGGACCAAAGTGGCGATTGCGTGTGTGCGGCGGTCGGAATCCGGTCGTCGTTCCGGGTCGGGAATTCTTTTTCAGGATGGTGTGATAACTACCTGTATGAGTGTATCAACGATAACGGCGACCGACGGTACGCCCTTGTACGTTCCCGGCGGCGTCGACCACCTATCCGACGACGACGACGTCGACGCCCTTCGACGCACTGGACGGGTCGTCGACTTCGACGACGGGTCGCTATCTATCACATGGGGATTTTGGAAACCGCAACGGGAAGCGATTCGGCGCGTCTATTCCGGCGAATACGACATTGTGGGGATCGTCGCCGGCTACCGGTCGGGGAAGTCGGTGACGGGTGCCCGCACCGTATGGCAAACCGCGTTAGACCCGAAATTCGCACCGACGCGGTCGCTTGCTATGGGCACGTCGTACGCCGAAGCCAAGAAGACGACGTACCCGGTACTATTCGAAGAACTACCGGGTGCCCGGCACGAAGAATTAGACCCGTTCCTGTACGACGGCGACCCCGAAAATTCGCCAATCGTCAAGAAATTTTCGAAGCAAGACGGCACGATAACGCTATACAACAATAGCGTGGTTGTACTTGCGTCGGCCGACAAGCCCGACCGGTACAAGGGGGGCAAGTTTTCGCTTGCGTGGTGCGACGAATTCGCCCATTACAAGTCGAATCGAATTCACGGAATCCGCAAGACGATAACCGAACGCTTCGACTTCGGCCCGCCCGCGTGTATGCTGATAACGACGACCGGGAACGGGCACAACCCCGCCCAAGAGATATTAGAATCCGAAGTCGACGAAAACGGGAATCCGTTAGGGTCGCGGATTTACACGGTGACGGCGTCGTCATTAGAAAATCCGTTTTTGACGCCCGACGACCGAAGTCGATTAGAACGCACCCACGGGGCGTCGAAGCAATCCCGGCAAGCGTTACACGGTGCCTTCGAAGCGGCCGAAGGGCAAGTGTACCCGTTTTCGAAGCAAGCGCACACGGTCGAACTACGCCGCACCGACGGCGGCTATGAAGGCGTCGACGACGCCCGTGTGTCGGTATCAAGCGATTGGCGGATATTTGGGTATGACGCGGGGTGGGACAATCCCCGCGTGCTTGTCGAAGTCGCACGCACCGATTACGGCCAATTTATCGTCGTCGACGAATGGTACGAATCGGGAACGCACGTCGCCGACGCTATTCGCTGGCTAGCTGATACGGATAAGCCGCGGGGGGTAATCTACTGTGAACACGAACCGGGGGACATTCGGAAATTCCGCCGGCCCGAACTAACCAATATCGACGACCCGCCGTCGGGCTACCGTGCGGGGAAAGCCGACAAGGACTTAGACGCAGGGATCGACGAAGTGCGACACCGGCTTCGGGCCGATCACGACGACCGGTACGGCTTACTTGTCGCCGAACGGTGCGAAAACCTAATCGGCGAATTCCTATCGTACACGGAAGACGACGTCGGCGGATCAAATGTCGACGACCACGCACTCGACGGCCTACGATACGCTATTTATACCGAATCGGTAACGGGTGCTTCCGGCGGGTCGGGCGAATCGTCGGGGACGACGGTCGAAAAGCGTTAGGCGTCGCCCCGAATCTTCCGCCGGGCACGGGCGACCGTCTTCGTCACGGTGCCACGGGCGACGCCGCGTTCGCGGGCACGGTCGGCACATGACGCCCCTTCGACTTCGACGGCGACGACGTCGCCGCGTTCGGTGTCGGTAAGCAAGTCGCCGTCGTCGGAGTGATCGTCGACGGAATGAACAGGTTCGACGCCGTCGGTCGCTACGACTACGCCGTCGACTTCGTACGTGTCGGCGATAGTATAGTCGTACCCGTCGGCGTCGTCGGTGTAACACGCCGGGCACGCCCATACGAAGGCGGGGCCGAAGTGTTCGACGTCGTCGACGGGAATGGTCGAAGACGCATAGCACCGCCGGCACGTCACGCCGACCGCGAAGGTAGATTCGTCGATGTCGTCATGGTGTCGCACCATGTGAACCCGTACGGAACATGGGTACAAAAGTGTGTCGGTACCTTACAAGCCGGAATAATTACCCTATCGGAAAGCCCTCCGGCTATTCGCTCGTTCGAAAAAGGTCCGATAGGCCCTATTTTACCATCTATTCCTTGTCAGCGTATCGCTTCGTGACTTTGACGACGTCGGTGGGTTCGACGTCGACGGCACCGACGCCCCGAACGCGAAGCGTGCCGGAACGCCCGACCATAGCGACGCCGCCTTGGACGACTTCGTCGTCGTTCCCGACGTCGGGGGCGACCGAATCGGTTCGGAACGCGACCGTATCCCACCGCCCGACCGGGAAGACGGTCGACGGGTCGTCGGCGTCGACGATTACCACGCCGATTGTTTCGCGGTCTTCGAAGCGGTCGACGTCGTATCGGTCTTCGAACCACTGGATTACTTTTTCGGTGAATCCGGGCGGTGCCCCGGCGGGAAGAATATTCACGGCGAAGCCGGGGTCGTCTTTCGGTGTTTTACGGGTAACGACTCCCACCTTCGACATGATAGTGCCGGGCACTTCGTCGACGAATTCGACTTCGTCGTCCGTCATGCTTCGCCCCCGTGGGTGTCGACGACGTCGACTTCGACGTCTTCGACCATGTACCGGGTGTTTTCCCGAACGTACGACGGCGAACCCATGCCTCGGTCGCGTTTGTTCGCGTCGGAATCGGCGTCGGGTAGTTCGTCGCGGTACGCAAGCGTGTCGTACCACGACGACGAAGACGACCCGAAGGTCGACCGCACGTGTTCGACCATTTCGTCGACGTCGTCGAAGCGTTCGTCGGCGAACGTGCGTACGACCGGCACGTCGATTAGTGCCCGTCGCCGCGTTTGAACGCCGCCGTTGTTTAGTGCCGGCTTTTCCGGCACGTCTTCGACCCGCCGTTCGTCTTCGGGCGGGGCTTCGACGTCGTCGTGATGGTACGCATCGACCACGTATTCGGTCGCGGCGTCGACGTCGACGTTTCTGGGAACCCCACGAGCTAACGCCCGGAAGGTGACGCGGTACGTCGTCTTCGGCGGTTCGGGTGCCGGATACGCGACCCATAGAAGGGTACCAATCCGGCCCGACGATTTGTCGGTTCGAACAGTCGACCCCGACAAGCCGATATAGCGGTCGCCGTCGGCGTCTTTGCCGACAAGGTTCGACCGCATACGTGGGCTGTCACCCGTGCCGGTCGTCTTCCGGTGGTTCGGGTTTTCAACTCGCTTCGTAGACACGTCGTCGTCGGAATACGACGAATCGTACCCGATAGTGACGAAATCACACGACGGTATGGTGTGCCGTCGTTCGAAGTCGGTTAGGTATTCGACGTCTACTTTCGTAAGCGATACACCTTCGTCGTTCCCCGGGTCGTCGGGGGTATCGGTGTGTTCGTTCATGCTTTCCCTTGCGGAACGTGTCGACGACAAGCACCGGGAACGTGCCGGGCAAGCCGCCGGGGTCGGTCGCCCCGACCACATTTGTAATACGCACCGGGTAGTAATAAATGTGTCGGTGGATTACACACCGATATACAACGATACACTTATGTACCTGGGAACGTAAGATAGGGTATGGTGCGACACACCGACCGAACGATTGAAGACCGAATCGCCGAACAAGACGACGATTACAAGCGGGCAAATAATTCCGCCGTCGCATGGGCGTACGACCGGATGAACGACGGCCCGGAAGACATTCACGCCCGACGCGAAAAGTCGGTTCACGACGCCGAAGCCCGCGACATGAAGGCACGCCGCGACGGGGGGCGGTAATCATGTTCGACGACCAATTCGACGACGTCGTCGTCGACGCCCGTTCCGCCTTCAAATGCGGGCACCCCTATCAATCCATGCCCGAACGGAAACGCGTCACCGAAGCGACCGAAACCGCACGCGTCGGCACCCACCGCTTCGACGACGGGCGGAAGGTCGACGCCGTGACGGTGTATTTCGGGCGTGACGTCGACGTACACGACCCCGACGCCTTCGACGAAGCGACGCACGAAGCACTTCAAGACGTCGCCGACTGGTTCGACCTTGAACCCGCCGAATACCGCGACGACGACGGTGCCGTCGTCTTCGTTCCCGAACGCGACGACTAACGACGCTACTTTTCAGAAATCTACCGGCACGCTTTTGTAACCTCATACCTATCAAACCGCATGGGTAAGACACCGTTTCCGTACCCCGGCGGAAAGTCAAAATATACACAATGGATTATCGACCACCTTCCCGAAGCGGACTGTTACGTCGAAGTATTCGGCGGTTCAGGTGCGGTTCTATTTTCAAAAACGCGTTCTAAGATAGAAGTCTATAATGATTTGAATGGGGACATACCGCATTTCTTTAAGATATTACGCGACGATACCGAAGAATTGCTTAATTGGCTTCGTCTAACACCTTATTCCCGCGAATTGTACGAAGACATAGCGGAAGAATGGTATTCCGGCACGCGACCGGACGACGACGTCGAACGTGCGGGCAAATTCTTTTACCTTCGCTATACGGCGTGGGGTGCCCGCATTCAAAGAAAAGTGTCGTATGCGGTCGCTATATCCCCGTCGTCGGGGTCGTGCCGTTCGGATCGGTTTGAACGTGCCGTCGAAGGGTTAGAAGAATTCGCCGAACGGCTTCGGGGCGTCAATATTGAATGTATGGATTGGGAAGGATTGGTCGACAAATACGACCGCGACACGACCGTATTCTATTTCGACCCGCCGTACCCGGAAGTCACGGGAAATTATTACGACACCGACGGCGACGGTGACGACTTCGACCATGATTATTTCGCGTCGGAATTGTCCGACTTAGACGGTGACTGGGCGGTTTCGTACGGTGAGCAGATACCCGACGGCTTCGAAGGCTTTGCTTGTATTGACCGGGAACAAAACTATTCCCTTCGACTGTCCCAAAACGGCGAAAGCCAGTTTGAGGGAAAAGAACGATTGATAATGAATTACGACCCCAAATCCGTTAGAAACACACCCGAACTAAGCGATTTCTAAACCCGCTACTAAACAGATATTTACCGGCACGCTTTTACCAACCCCCCGATAGTATTTCGTGTGTCGCGGGAAGCGGCACCGAACACATGACACGACGAAAGTATATTGGCGGTATCGACGTCGATACCGACCGCATGGCCGACGCCCTTCGGCGGCTTGCCGACGGGCTTGAATCGGACGACGTCGCTATCACGGCGGCGTCGACGACGAACGACATTCCCGACGCGGAAGACCTTGCGGAATTCGAGTTTTCGCTTCGGTACCACGCGTCGCACGAATACGAAGACGTCGTCGACATGGTGCGGTACGCGA